TCCTTGTTTTTATGATAACATATTTTTAAAACCGTGTCAACACCTTTTTATTCTGCCCATTTTACCCGAAGTTTTTCAATGTCTATTACTGCTTCCGGGCGACACCGGCACATGATGTCATCCCCTGGGTGGTTGTGTGGCATATTCTCAGTGCGCTTGCGCCACGTTTTCCCTTGGTCGTCAGAGTAGACAGTTGGATCATCCCACCGGCAGAACTTCCCTTCCATGACGTAATGGTTTTTGTGGAGCTTCGTTCCTTTCGGGTATTTCCCTCCTGGCGTTCCAACCACTCGAGAATCTTGGACAGTTCTCCAGATATACATATCTATGCCGATGTCCTTCTGCCTGATCGCCGATATGGACGTGTTCATCTTGGCTGTTTGGTCCCGTGCGAGGACTTTGGCTCGGTTATCCGACACCTTGAATTCTTCCTTGATTTGTCCCTGTAGCGTCCTGTTTTCTGGGAACGGTATGCCCTTGTAGTGTTGCAGGACACGTTCTGCGACCTTCCCGACCAGCTGTGTCGGTATCGTTTTTATGTAGGTGGCTGATTCCAGCATCATTATGTCAAGGTCTTTCTGCATATCCTCGTTCAGGATCGTGCCGACATCTATCCCGAGCTTTTCCCGGAGCTGTGCCATGATTTTCCTGCGGTTGTTCTGGTTGACCCTGTCCACCCATGATTTTGCCAGTTGTCCTGCGTTCATCGAGAACATTTCCTCGTATGTCCTGCGGATGTTTTCCAGCCTTCTTCCGACCTCGGACGGTGTGAGCGTGTTGTCCTTGCGCATTTGTTCCAGGATGATGTTTATATCCTGCTTCATTGGTTCTGCCATGCGCTTCATCGCACGCTTAGCGTCATCTGCTATCGTGGTGGGGTTATTGACGGGTGGTAGGCGTTTATACTTGCTCTTGGCCTTCTTTGGCTTTGAGTTCAGGATTATCACTGCCATTGATTAAGTCCCCCAATGCTTTGTCCGTTTGGTCCCTAATTTCGTCCGGGGTGTTATGGAAGTCCACACCCATGTTATCATTGATTTTGTCTTTGTCCAGTGGATTTGAGAATATCTTCTTGCTATTGATTTCGTCCACGATGTATTCGGAGTCAACGATTCCTGCTTCCTTCAGGGTTGTCAGCATACGGACGTTTGTTTCGTCCACGGTGGCTTTTTCTGTTCCATCGAGGTTCCACAGGCTTTCGTATTCGAGTTCGAAGTCTTTTCTGACTTCTGCCCATCTTTCTGCCCCGAGGACAGACGGTCCGAGGATGTCGAACAGTTTTTCGAATTTCGGGTCAAGGCGTGATTCTTGGTAGGCGGCGATGGCGTTGTAATAGTTTTCGAGGTCGCCTTCCCCGGTGGCGTTTAGTCCTCCTGGGGCTTGTCCAATGAATCGGCTGGCTGGGATGTCGGACGCCGCTGACAGGATCTGGATGTATGACATCAGCAGTTCTGGGACGCTTCCAAACGAAGCCCCTGTTTCCTGGAGTTCAACGCCCTTGCCTTTGAGAATGGCCGCACGGAATATGCTTATCATGCGAGCCATGTCTTCGAGTTGTGCGATAGCTTCTTCGCCTTTCTTGGTTCCTTCCAGGCTGAGCAGGTTTTCAGACTTGACCAGCGTGATACTTGCTTTCTGGATGAGCTGGTAAGCGGCCTGCTGTGTTCCTACGCACCGGATGATGGAATCCCACAGGGCGGCGAGAACTGATTCTCCAAAACCCTGTGGGTTCACACGGTAGGCCTGCATAACTTTTTGGCTGGCGTAATTAAAAAGGGGGTCGCCATCAAAAATAATGAGCCGGCTCACGTGTGTCTTTATCCCGTTCACGTAGTAGTATTTCGGCTTATCGAAGCCATCCGAGAACGGGTCATTGTCGTATTCTGGATTACCTAATTGGTTAATTGTCACGATGTTCAAGAACTTGAGGTCGCCTTTCTCCAGCGCTTTCTTGTCTATCGGTTTTGAAGGATCCTCTTGCTTGTCTGCCACGCCCAAGAGCACTGCGCATCCTCCGAGCAGTCGTTCCTGGATTGCCGCTCGGCGCATTTTCTCCCATCCGCTGAGCTTGTCCATGGCGTTCATCAGGGCCATTTTTTCTTCGTCTGTTATTCCCACAAGGTTCGGTTTAATTCTGAAAGCGTCATTCACGGGGATTTCTACGATCTTCTTCGCTTCCCATGATGTGTAATAGAGTCTGGTGTATGTTTGCCAGCGCAACATATAGTTGTTCTGGTCATATGGGGTCATGCTCCAAAAGGACGGGTATTGTATGGCACCTCTATCCTGTGTTGTGTTCCCCCCTGCACCGTTCAGCATTGTGTTCCCTGTTTTGGCCCGTGTCTTTTTGTTTCCGACAATGGCGTTCATGGGGCTGAAACCGTGCGCACTTACAATTTGATTTTTTGCCATGGCGTTCTCCTGTTTTCGTTGGTAATATCTTACAACATTTTTATAAAGAGGTCAAGACCCTTTTTTATTGGCCCCCACCGTAGTACTTCCACACACTGTGCGCCATACTGGCTGTGTCCACAGAGTCATCGTGGCTGTGGCTCATGTCTTCAGAGAATAGGGCTGATTCGTTTATCAGGTATTCCGTCATCCTGCTTCCCTCGGGTAGGTATAGCTTCCCGCAGAAGACGTCCCACGACATTGTTTTCGTTCTGGCCACTTTGTCGTCCGGGTATTCGTATTCCCTCGGACTCCATGCAATGGCTTTTATTCCCTCACGCTCGAGAGTTTGTTGCAGTGGCGTCCCGCTGGCTTTGTCTTCTATGAAGAAGTACTTCGCTCGGTTGGCTAGGTTCTGGTCCGTCCACTTGGCCCACATATGTTTTGCCATTTCTATCAGCGCTGGGAACTCCCACTTATCCACAACCATGTCCCGCATGAACATTCTGTCCCGGCGTAGCTCCCAGACCTGTATGCACGAGAAGTCGGCTGTTTGTGTTTCCTTGAAGGCGGTATCTGCGGTCAGGATGACCTGGCCTGTGCATTTTTCTTCTTCTGGGTTGTATAGCTTCCACCAATCCCGTTTGACCAGGAGTCCTTTCTCGGCGATCGGTTCCTGCTGGTATTGGGCTTGGAACATTGAGTCATCGAATTGCAGTTCCTTGATACGCTCGGGTGTGTATTGGCTCGGTATCTGGCAGACGCCATTGTGATCGAGCAGTGGTTTGCGTAGGGTGTAGAAGTTGTATTTCGTTATCAGGTGTCCTGCTAGGTCTTCCAGGTGGAGTCTTTGTTGCGTGTTCACGATCGGGATATTTGAGTCGTTGAGTCGTGAGAGCAGTGTTTCCACGTAATAGCGTAGGACTTTGTCCCTCATTGTTTGGCTGTGGATGTCGGCTGGCTTATTCGGGTCGTCCGACAGTAATGCCCCCGAGAATCCTTTGACCCCTCTTTGGCCAGCGCCGAAGCCTGTGATGGCTGACCCGATGGCGGCAAACAGCAAGACGCCCCCTTGGGCTGTCACTATCTTTCGGTTTGAGTATACGTTTGTCTTATTGACCCGTTCCAGGTATTCCCTCCAGAAGCTATCCACTGGGGACGCTTCCACGGTTTCCATTCTGCTTCCGCTAGGGTACATGGCTTTGTAGATGGGGTGTTCCAGTATGTTCATTATGTCCCGGCTTATGTCGGCCAGCAAGCTTTGGTTGAATGATGTGTATATGAAGTTGCACCGTGGATTGATTGTTATGCAGTACACAAGGAACCACATATTGAGTGTTGTCTTTCCGCTTCGTGGTGGCAGGCATATATTGACACGGTTTTGTTTCCCGTCATAGATGTCCTGGAAGATTTGAAAGAGGTCATGGTGGATCGGCTCGACCGTGAATGGTCGGTTGTTTATCACTCGGAAGAGGTATCGGAACCACGTTTCGAATCCCTTGTCGAGTAATACCCGCCCCAGATACTCTTTGTCAATCTCGGTGTCCGTCATCTGCCAGAACCTCCACAATGTGTTCTTCCACCGCTTTTTGTTGTTCTGGGGTTATGAACACCTTCTGCGACACGATATTGCCTGTGATGGTTGTTTCAGGCTTTTCCCCCTTTGTGTCCCGCAAGAATGACATGGCTTTGATGTTTCCCCGGTTGACCGCCTGGTTGAAGGCGCTGGCTATCAGCATCATGTCCTTGGTTATCTTTTCTGGTGGAACGCCTGGGAACAGGTTTTTGAACACCGCTTTTTCTGTTTCGGTGGCTTCCATGTTCCCCATTTCCTCTATCAGAGCACGGAGAGTTTTTTTCTCGTTTTTGATGGCGTTGGTTGCCATTGCGCCCTTCTGGCATATCTCTTTTCTTTCCGCTGGCGTCCTGCTGGCGAGCGGCACGAGATTTGATCTTTGTTTTTCTGTTACCCTTTGGGTCATTTTTCCTCCTAATATTTATATCCGATTTTGCCACATTCAAGGCATATGAGCTTCTGGGTTCCGTTTACCTTTCGCTTGTATTTGAACTTATGCCCCCCGCAGTTCCAGCAGGTGTCTTTGAATGGTAGTTCCTTCTTTTGGACGACAGTGATGAAAATCCTGTGGCCGAATATATCTATTTTCATCCTTCCTCCTGTTTTATAGGCACCCTACGAGCCAGAGAGCGACAATTGCGCCGATGGCTCCTGCTAGTACCGATTCCCATTTTATGATTTTCATTTGTTTCCTGGTTACCTTTTGTTGCATTTTGTCCTCCTTTGTTTTTAGTCCGGCTGTCGGTTTAATTCTCTGAAGCTATATGATGAATACCCTCTCCCCAGTCAGAATCTGCATTAAACCTTATGACCCAGCCGGTAGCCATTTGATAGGTGGGGCGGGTAGCCCTTGTTTATCGTTTTCGTTTTTGTTTAAGGATCTTCTGTGAGAAGAAGTCAAGCAGGATCATCATATTGGCAATGACTTCCCGTTGTTCTTTGACCTTCTTTTCTAGGTTGTTTATTTGATGGTTGAGTTCCCCATTTAATTTTTCTGCCTGAAATCTCCAGTCACGTTCTTTGTGAAGTTCGTTTTCTGTCCAAATGCCTGACCTTTCAAGACGTGCAATTTCGTGTTCCAAGTCATTGAGTCTTTTTTGTGTGATTATTCTTATCATTGTATTTCCTTTCTTTGTGGCGATTTTTAGCGAGTGGTGTCTAAATTTACCCCTCTAACCCGTCCGAGAACAACCCCAATTCGCATAGGCGTGCGAACTTGGGTGTCTTCAGTCCATACCGTTTGATGAGGAAGTCAGTGGGGACTTTTCGCTCATCCGCTGTTCTATGTAGAGGTATTCCCTCGTCATCGTAGGCTGTGGTTATGCAGAGAACCTCTTGCTTTCCTATGCAACAGGACAGTTCTGTGTCCACCCGTGCGATGTTAGGCATTTCCTCTTTCCAGTGGAAGAAGGATAGGCGAGCCATTTCCCTGGCAAACATATTGAGTGTTAAGTCCGCCTTTGTACCGTCCTTGGTCCATGGGCTTCCCCCACCGATTCTTGATCCTGATCCGTAGAAGTCTACCACAAGCTTGCGTCCGGTTGTCCCACTGTCCCCCACTGGTCCGTGGATGTGGTATTCCCCGGTTCCGTTGATGGTAAATGTTGCTTCCTTGGTTTCAGGGAACTTTTTCTTGATGAGGTTCCGGATTTGTGTCTGGACTTGCTTATGCGTGATTTTCCCTTCCACAGATGGAATGGCCACAACGACACGCACGATTCTCTTTTCCAGTTCGTCATAGGTTACCTGCGTTTTGATGTCTATCCCGTATGGTTGTGCTGGATCCTTCCCAACGTTGTCGTATAGGTATTGGCCGATTCTCTTTGCCATGGAATAGTCCATTGTGTACCCTTCCTGGGATTCGCTGTTCCAGGTTCCAAAGAAGATTCCTTGATCACCCCAGCCCTGTTTGTTAACGCCGGTGGCAATGTCAGGCGATTGGGCGCTGATGTTTGGAATGGCGATAGTGACTTGCTTTCCGCAGATGGTGTATTTGTCCCCACCGAACTTTTTCTGGTATTCCTCGGTGTATCCAATACGGTCCACTGCTTCCCGGCACCACGTTAGCAGGTTTTCCTTCCAGTTCCGTGCCTTGGTTGTCACTTCCCCTGCCAGGCAGACGAACTCGTCCTTGATCTGGCATTCCAGCGCATAGCGTGTGTCCGGGTCAGCCACCAGAAGGTGGTCCAGGATGTATTCGCTTATGTAATCAGCCACCTTGTCTGGGTGTCCGAGCGTGACGTATTCTGACGTTCTTAGTTTTTGACTCATTTTTCTTCCTTCCTTTCTTCTTTTTGTTTTCAATAAGTCCGTGTTCTTTTGCCATTTCTATGGCGATTTCTCTTTCGAGGTAGGCTTGTCTTAGGTATTCTCCCATTGTTTTCCTTTCAGCTTTGGTAGCCTGCGAGCCTTTGGAAGAAGTTCATTCTTGCTTCTGCGCTTCTGTAGGCGAAGTAGCGTTTGAACCGTACCGTGTGTCCATATCTGTTCACGCCTTCTTCCCAGACAGAGAACACCTTGCATCCTCTTGCTTTCAGGTCAGACATTATCTTCCTGAGTTCCGTTGTTCCAAGAACTTCCATGGCTTCGGTGACAGTGATGCCCCTGCTTCCATATTTGATCTTTTGGATCGGCATTGCGAACAGTTTTTCCTTTTTCTCCAAGTATTCCAAAACGACATCTTGCAAATTCATGTTTCCCCCTTTCTTTCTTATCGGAAATTTGCGACTATTAACTTGTAAGGATTACTGAGGTGTTCCTCATTGAAGTCCTTCCTTGGTTTCCGTAGCGCATATGGATTCCTTGCGCTCGGCTCGTAATCGAAGTATTCTTCCAGGATGATTTCGTATATCCAGAACGTGTCCCCCTGTCCGAATGCCGACCCGATTCTTTCCATTAACGTATTGCAGGCGTATGAGTACGCTTCCTGGTCCAATTCGTTTTCCGGCTTGTTCTCTTTGATTTTTTCTTTGTATGCGTCCGCAAGTGTGTGGACTTTTGATACTAGCGCTTCTTCTAGCTTTTCGTATCTATACGATTTACTACCTTCTGTTACCATTGTGTCCTCCTTTGTTTTATGGCAGTGTAGGTTCGTATTTATTCCCCCTACGCCAACGATATTAGACAATATTTTTGGCAATAGCAACACTTTTTTTCGTAAAATCGTATTTTTTTTCATTTTTTTAACCATTTCTTAAGATATTCGGTCCATCCTGTCCTTCCCAAACATCATACTTTCCTTGTTCTTCGTGTGGTTGACGTACTGTTTCCCGTGTGTTAGGAACTTTCTGTTTGAGTAAAAGAGCGTGGCTACCCGTCCGTACAGGTTCTTGAAGTTGTCTGCGTTCCCGTCATAGTCCAGGTTGTTCTTCCGGTAGAGCGACACCCTCGTTTCCTTTGCGTGCGTCTTTCCCATGATCCCCACTGCGTTGCTTCCAAACAACAAATAGTCGCACTTGATTGTCGGTAGCACTTGGCTCAGCCCCTTGAACGGTGGATTTGTGAATATCAGGACGTCTTCGGCGTTGCACCCGTATTCTTTCTGGTAGTCCATGTCAAAGTAGTCTTGCCAGTCTTTTTCTGGCCAAAATGAGTATATGATCTTCGGGTTCCCTATCAGGTCGGCGTACTTCGTCAGTTCCCTGAACACGCTCGTTTGGCTGTCGCATGGGCAGATGATGACCTTGTATGTCTTCCCCTGCTGGTGCCGGCACATCACTTCCAAGAGCAATTGAGCGAACGCCGGGAAGAGTGTGTAGTACTCATCGCTGGCGTCCGTGTTTGTCCCCTTGGCTATTTCCGTGTATCTTTTTATCGTTTTATTAGTCATTGATTTCCACCTCAAACAATAGTTCCGGGTATTTCTGTTTCATTTCCCGAAGGAATTTGTCTATGACCGTGTGTGAGTCCTTATAGAAGAATGTGATCTTGACCTTTGCGTTTTCCTCGTCAAATTCTTTTTCTTCTGGGTTGTCAGGATCCAGCGGTTCCTCTTTCCATGGCAAGTCCAGTCCCCATTCCACGAGGTCATCCACGCTGAACAGGTTTGCCAGCATATCCTGGTTCCAGTCGCCATCGCTCACGTTGTCCGTGATTATGGCTTCCTGACGTTCTTTCTCCGTCATCTGGAAGAGAGGTTTCAGGATTGGGACTTCCGTTTCCCCGTATCCCATATCCATCAGTGCGTGGTAGCGCTGGTTCCCCCCAAGGATAATTCCGTCATTGTCGATCTGGATGACCGATCGGAACCCTTGGCGCTTGATTTTTCTTTTCAGGCGTTCAAATGATTCAGTTGATATCGTTCTTGGGTTGTCAGGGTTTG